AGAGCGCCGGACGTACCGGACAAGACAGTAGCCATGATGTTTGAACGGTAGTGGCTTGTTCGATTTTATTGTAAGTATGCGTCGAACGTCACGCTAACCTGCGTCTGAAAGTACGCCTCTGGCGCTGCAGGTTGAATCGTGAACGGCCCTGAGGCTGGGTCAAACGTCACATTGCTGACGGTGACGCGATCAAACAAGTCTTTTACCCTTTCCGCGATCGTGTAGTTCGCACCTGTGCCAACGCCAACAGGGGTGAATATGTCTACCAAGACAATCCCTGTTTGACGGTTGAACCCAGTCGTTGGCCCTTGAAGAGTGAAATAATTGTTGTCATTGAATTGCAGCTGCACTTTGATCCAGTCGCTTGCGTCAGGCGGCGTGAACGGCACGTTTGCATAAGCAACTTGGACGGCAGGTGAATTAGCCATCTCAGTCGCGATCCGTCCTTCGATCGCAGCTCGAACGTCGTTAAAGGTGCTGCTCATGACTCTGCGTTGACCCGTGCCGCAAGCGTAGGAATGATGCTTTGAACACGCTTTGCGGTTGCGCGTACCCAGCCAGGGCCATTGGTTTGAACGCTGCTGCCCTCTCCCAACGCAGCAGTTTCCAGCTTCACCGCGTAAGGCAGGTTGTTGTAAACAATGTAGTTGTTTCCCGCACGCTCTTTTGCATAGCCAATTCTTCGAGGCTGTTTTGGGTTTGGCGCAGGGTAGGAGTCTTGACCGGCTGGCTCCCCATCGAAGGAAGCGTCATCCTCCCCAACAGCCCAACTCACCCGAAAGCGACCTTGATCAACAGGGCTTTTCTTGATGAGCGACCCGTAGGTTTCGACAACAGCAGCGCGTAACAGCTTCTCGTAATTGTCCTGGGCATACTTAGCCACACCGCTGAGTCGAATCCTTCTGGTCATGTCAACTCCTGAGGATCAGCTCGTGAGTGATGGCCGTGTTGTCCTGCTCGACAGTATTAACAGCAATGATTTGGTAAACGACAGAGCTGATCACAACGCGATCTTTAGTCCCTGGGGCCGTGGCCAAGTCGTCTGCCGCAACGGTCAAACGCTTGTCTTCAGCTTGGATCAAATCATTGACTTCCGCCTTACTGATGCCCTCCACAACCCCTTTGATAGCCGTGTCGGATGTGCTCTCAGCTGAAGCGCCTGTTGTTGTGTTGTATGCCCCGGCGGTGACATAACGAATCGTCACATCAGCGCCAAGCACTTTGATCACATTCGTCGCAACCCTTGCCAGCGAATCAGCAAGTGCCATCAGAGGTTATAGGCAAGACAAGCGCCGCTGGTCAGCGTAATGCTTGTGATGATTCCGCAGATGTAAGTGTCAGCCACAAAGGTCTCACCGGCCAAGCTATTGCCGGTTGCGTTCTTCACCGTGATCGCACTGATCACAGTGTCTTCCTTGAAGTAGACCTTGCTAAACCTGCCGGTGTGCGCAGCAGTATCAGAGATGAACTCGAAGCCGCCTGAGAGGTCTGCGTACATGGTCAGCTCCGTTTGATAGCGATGTTGCCTGGTCCACTAATTCTAAGACCCGTCAAGTACCTTTCAAACATCGGTGGAACGTGATCAGCACCAACAGCACCAGCTTTGTCGGGCGTAACGTTGATGCTTCCAATCTGAACGTTCTTGAAGTCGTTCAGGCCGCTCAGGCTGATGCCATCCGTGTTGTTCTTCAGGTAAACAGCAAGCTCGATCTGTGCGCGCTTCACCTGATCCGGAATCTCGGTGTCGGTGAAGTAATCCTCAGAGATGCGGAAAGGAAAGCCAGTGGCGTACGTGTTGACGTA